TACACATATGATGGAAGTGAATGGGTAGGATTAACTTCAACTACCGCCGATTTATCTAACTATGCAAACGTTACTACTACCCCAATTAGTGGTTTTAGAAATGTAATTATTAATGGTGACTTTAGAATTAATCAACGTGGTCTAGGATCTGCTGGAACAGTATATACTTCAGGATACGGATTTGATAGGTGGTATGTAGAAGCAAATAATGGAACATGCACTCATTCTGCACAAACATTTACTCCTGGAAATGCTATAGCTGGATATGAACCAATAAGTTTTGCAAGATTAACTACTAGTGGTCAAACTTTGTCTGGTGCGTATGCAGCACTAATTCAAAAAATTGAAGACGTTAGATCACTTGCAGGGCAAACAGTTACTATATCTTTTTGGGCTAAGGCTGCATCTGGTACTCCAAAAATTGCAATTGAAATGGATCAAAGCTTTGGATCAGGTGGCTCAACTCGTGTAACAACTTTAGCAGGTCAGGTAACTCTGTCTACTTTATGGAATAGATATTCGGTAACAGTTCAGGTTCCTTCTATTTCTGGAAAAACAATTGGATCAAGCTCGTTTATTGCCTTAGATTTATTTACATCCGCAGGTGCTGATTTTAATGCTCGTAGCGGATCACTTGGTATTCAAAATAACACATTTGATTTCTGGGGTGTTCAGGTTGAAGTAGGAACTATTTCTACACCGCTTGAACAACGTCCAATAGGACTTGAAACAACTCTTTGCCATAGATACTTTCAAAGATTTATTGACCCTGCTGGATTTGGAGTTAACGCTGGAGGAAATGCAACAAGAGTATTAATGCCCTTATACACAAGAATGAGGGCAATCCCAACTACCGTTATCTCTGGAACTTTTAATTTTTGGAATGGAGGAGGCACTGGAACTTCAACTGCTTTACAAGCTGCATATAATTCTATATCGCATGGTCAACTAGATTTTCTTGGTGGAGCAGGAACTACAGGTCAGCCAAATGCACTATATACAAATGGTGGATCTAATTATGCAGATTTTAGTGCGGAGTTATAATGTATAAAAAATGTATTGACTCAATAACTGGAGAAGAAGCAAGTTGTGTAAAGCGTTTATTAGATGGTGCAATAATCCCATTTGATGAATCAAATGTTGATTATCAAGAATATCTAAAATGGGTAGAACAAGGAAATGTAGCAGAGCCTTCTGACTCAGAGGAGGTATAATAGTAATATGCCTGGATATTTAGTACCTACAAATACTGTTGATCAATCTACTACCGTTGGCGGATATAATGTATTTGAAGCAGTTAATTCTGGAGCAATTTTACAAGTACAACAAGTAACTAAAACAGATGACTGGGGCACTTTTTCAACTACATATATTGATGTTACTGGGTTAGCTGTTTCTATTACCCCAACTAGCTCATCAAGTAAAATATTGGTAATTGGAAATATTTCTTTAGGATCATCAACTGTTGATAGGTATTCAGTTTTTGGAAGATTAATGAGAGGCTCAACTCCAATTCATGTTTATACTGGGGGAGGTAATTATGACCAAGGAACTTTTTCTTATCAAATGGGTGGCTTTGAAGGTCCAATGTCTCAATCCTTTACGTTTTTAGATTCCCCGTCAACCACATCAGCAACAACATATAAGGTTCAAGTAAGAGGTGAGGCTCCTCATACTGCATATATTAATAGAGGCTTAGAAGCTGATGGCAATACCTCGATTACCCCTAGAGTTGTATCATCTATTACTTTAATGGAGGTTGCAGGATAATGCCAGGATATGTAAAACCCCCAGTAAATGGACGTGTAAGCGGGACTATGGAAATGATACCGTCTCTTGCTACCCAAACCCCCCTAACAATTAAAGGGGCTGTATCACAAACAGCAAACTTATTAAACATTCAAAATAGTGCTGGAACTAGCATAGTAAATATTGATAGCTCTGGTAGATCTAGTTATTTAAATCAACCTTCTTTCTTTGTTGAAAAAGGAAATGATAACGTACCAGCAGGGGCAACCCCAATTATATTTGCATCAACTCCTAGATACAATGTTGGAAGTGGATATAACACTTCAAATGGAAGATTCACTGCTCCAGTAGAGGGAAAATATATATTTAGTTTTTCTGGTGTTGCTCAAAATGTCACAAACTATCTCTATGTTTGGTTTTCAGTTAATGGAACACAGGTTCAAGGGACAACTGCTCACAGACCATTTAACTTAGCAGCCTATGAATTAGTATGCGTAACCCATACATTAAATTTATCTGTTAATGATTATGTAACTGTCGTTCAAGGATATAACGGTGGATCTCCATATTTTGAGGGTGGAAGAAGTGCATTCTCTGGGATTAAGGTATCATAATGGCTACTATATTTCCTTCTAATCCAACAATTGGACAAGTATATACATCAAACGGATTCTCATGGAGATGGGATGGGGTAGGATGGACTGCTTATGGGTCCCTCCAAAATGCACTTGAAAGATTCAACCTTGCAGTAAATACTAACTTTACAGACACAACTATATACACTTCATCAGCATCAGTAATTGATAGCTTTGATAAAGCACTTTATAAGACCGCCGAATATACTATTCAAATTGCACAGGGCGGTAATTACAGAAGCTCTAAGGTTCTTTTATTAAATGATGGCACAAGTATTAAGCATACTGAGTATGCTATTCTATCAACTGGAACTGCTATTGTTTCTACTCTTACCTCCACATTTTTAGGTAATAATGCTGTTTTAAGAATTGCAATTCCAACGGCGGGAACTACAGAAGCAATAATTAAAGTATCACGGATAGCGATGTAACTATGGCTAATAACAATTTAGTCCTAAAGTCAGATTTAGAAACAGATACAGATACAAGTTTTTATTCAATTCCAGGAATGGTTGTACTATTTGCGGGGGATGTTGTTCCAAGTGGGTGGCTGCATTGTGATGGCTCCCAGTTTTTAGAATCAGACTACCCATTACTATATGAGGCACTTGGATCACTATTTCTTCCAAATCTTCAAGAAAATTATTTAATTTCTGGAATTTCTAATGAAGTAGATTATCAAATTGGATCTAATACTCATACCCATACCTATAGATATGAAATTCCAACAGGAAATGTAACTACTGATCCAAATACTGGATCAAATCACAATCAAGATTACACCTATTACGCAGCTACAGATAATACTGGGGGAAGTGGGCATACCCATAATTATGGGTCTGACTATTACTCAAATTCGGGAGAAGTGGGAATTGTTGGAAGAGGTAATGGAAACAATCAAGCCAACTTGATATCTGGGCATAGACATAGGGCAGCAACGATATATGGAGCAAACTTTAATGGAAGCACTGGAACGGGTGGATATGATTATGCAAACTCAGCATTCAACTTTGGAGACCTTTGGAATCATAACCACAACCTGTCCCTTTCTGGCGGAGGAAGCAATCAGACATATGCCCATCAACACTCTATAACGGGTAATGGAACAAAAGTTGGAACCACAACAAAGTACAGTGAAAAGCTATCACTTACATATAAAGAGTCTTTGCCACAAACTAAATACTTTAAATATATAATCAAGGTTGGGTAAAAGATGGCTTTAAATAAATTCAAGACAAATTTAACTCCAGCTGTAGATAACAGAGTAAATTCTTTTATTAGACCTGGATTTATATTTCCATTTTTTAGACAAACTACTCCTACTGGATGGTTAGAATGCAGTGGTCAATCAGTAAGTGTTTCATCTTACTCTAATCTTTCTAATGCCATCTCCCCAAGCCTGGGGTCCATATCCTTTGCCTCAGATGGAACTAGAATCGTTGCATCATTATCTCCATCTTCCCCACACAACTTGGTAACTGGTGATCAGGTGTTTATTAATACCTCTGGAACTCTTCCAACGGGTCTCACAAACAATACCATGTATTATGTTTATGTGTGGAATTCAACGACATTCAGTTTTTGTCCAACATCAGTTTATCCAGCTATATTGGGGAATGTAATATCATTGACAGGAACTGGATCTGGAACAATTTCTTTATGGCTTACTCCCTATGGAAAAGTGTCGTCAACTACTTTTAATCTTCCCAACTTTTCTGCAAGATTTATGACGAGCCAAATAAATGGGGTACTTAGAGAATCGAATGGGATACATACACATTATGTTTCTCCAACTGCTGCAGGAATTGTAAATGGTACCGTTAATATCTCTACAGATAATGCTACCTCATGGCATACCCACAATGCCCCCACAGTGTTCTTTGGAGGATCTGGAGATTCAAACCACAGTCATTATGCTGAAACATCAGTTGGGGCAACAGGAAGTGGTCCTACTAACGTTGCAAATAAAACTGGAAACGCAAGAGTAGAAGCGGCAAGTTCGGGGCATGTGCATGGAACAGCAATTTACACTAATGCTGCTGCTACAAATGCAAGTCATACTCATTCATGGAATGCCACAAATCATCCAATTACACCAAATGCATCAACTACCGTTCACAAGCATCCAATGAGTATGTCTTCAGCTTTAAGTTCAATAGCTGCTCCAGTTTTCACTTCTACAAGTGCTGCAACAATTTCTGCCTCATCTGTTGGTGGTGTGACAAATTTAGATCCAGATGGAAATCCAGTTTATACTCCGCAGCCTGTTGGATCTGGAGGGTTCAGCTTTGAGGCATCCCTTTATCCATTTTCCCCATCAACTACTGCAAAATATTTTATTAAGGTATAATGTATATTATGGCTAACGAACCCTTAAACATTAAATCTGGAGTAGATATTGAATATTTATCTTCTCAGGCATTAAATAAAGATGTTCAACTTCCAGCAGGATCTATAATATCATCTGCTGAGCCTTATTTTAAATCAGTTCTTTCTGGTGGGCTAGATGAGACACTTGGATATGCCCCCTGTGATGGAAGAGCATTAAACACTTATACTTATAGAGACCTTCATTCTGTCATTAGCAATAAATATGGGGGAACTGCTTTTTCTGATGGAGTTACTAATATTCAGGGTGCCGTAACAACGTTTAATGTTCCAAACCTACATTCTACTAAAAACTTTATTGCTGGTTCTCAAGATACCCTTTATGGATACTCATCCATGACAGAACATATTTTCCCTACCGCTTTAACAGGAAACCCCTTATCCTGGGTATTAGGTGGATCTAGAATGGTCGTTGTTGGAAACGGCTTCATTTCATACTCAACAGCAATTTCTGGAACTTCCGTAACATTTACTAACATTGTGCTTTCAGGAAAAGAGTACAAATCTGTTATCTATGATGGTTCAAAATTTGTTGCTGTTGGACAGCAGTCCTCGCAAGGTCTTGTGTCAACTTCTACTGACGGAATATCTTGGACGCACCAATTAATAACAACGCTTGACTATGGATTTAACTCCATAGTATTTGGAAATAACAAATATGCAATAAGATCTTTCAGCTCTGGCAGAAGTGAAAGACTTTGGACATCTAATGATTCCATTACTTGGACTATGATTTCTTCTGGAACTGCATCCACATACGCAGCCAATACCTCTAAAATTAAATTTGTTAAAGATGTCTTTATAATGCTGTCTCCCAGCCTAGCAGTAAATCTTCAATCAAGGATTATTTATTTTTCTTATGACCTAGTGTCCTGGACAGCTGTTCAGCTTCCATCTGTATTGACTGATGGAAAATACAATCACGCATGGACGGACGTTCAGTATTTTAATAATTACTTTCATTTCTTTCATGGATATTCTAATGAAATAGCAATGACAAAAGATTTTAATAAGATATCTATTGTTCCTGAGCCAGACGGAGGAGCTTAGTAAATATGGCACTGGCAAACCCAAACGTTAGTATAGATGGAATTTATAAAGGTCAATATATCAAAGCCTTATTAAATAATAGCAAGGTGGCTTGTTCAAAAGATGTAAGAAATCTTAAATTTTATCCTGCAACATTTCCAGCCAATGCTGGTCTTTACTATAGTAATATAGGCGGAATCGAATACAATGATAAGCTATATCATATTTCCCAAAGTAGAATTTTAATTTTAAGTTTTTCTGCAGATGTGACAAAAAAAACTGGAGCAACTCAAAATCAAGTTAATCACAGTCACGCTCAAACTAATAATTTTAGTAGTTATAGTTCCGTTAATGGTTTGGGAACAACGTCTGCTGGAATTTTAGACCATACACATGCTGGTACAAACAATACAGATGCAAGAACGGTCTATCATGGTCACTATGGACCAGCATATGCCATCCTTGAATCTGGTTGGGCTATCGAACACAACACCCTTGCAAAAACTGATGGTAATGCTTCAGGTGCTGGAAACGGTCATAGACATAATGCAATGGGAGTTCCAGCGGTAAACTTTGGAGATGGTGGTCATTATCACAGTCACACTGGAAGCAACACTTCGGGAGCTGCTAATGCAGGAAGCCATTCCCATACTTTTTATGATCAAAAAGATACATGGACATCGCCGTCTCCAGATTATATGTTACCATATAATAGTGCGATATTTTATATTAAAGTATAGGAGGTAAAATGTCATTTACATCACAAATTTTAAATGGAAGAGTTATTTTTATATTAGGAGACTCAGAGGTTGTTGATATAACAACCCTGTCAGACTTTGAAAAAGTATTAAGTTCTTCTTCTGATTCCTTAGAAAGCATTATAAGCTTTATTGAAACTTCATATCGTGAAGAGTTGGAAAGCCAAATTGAATTGCTAAAATCGGGTGGGTCTATTAACCCAGGTTCAAATTTAATTGCATACTCAACTCTTATACAAAATTGCTCTAGATTTTTAGCAGAGCAATCCGCAAAGCAACAAGAAGAACAAGCCAGAATAGAGCTACTTAATGAAATCAATTCTCCAGAATTCCAGTAATAATATTAAATTTATTTCTTCGGGTATTGATACTGGAACCACTTTTAGTCCACCAGTTCCATCATTATCTGTAATTCCAGATTGGTATAAAAGGCAAACGTCTGGAGATACCCCACAGAATATTAATTTAGGTGACTCTGGAAACCCTAGAAGAACAATAAAGTCATGTATGCCAGTTTTTGATGTAGTAACCGCTGGATACATGGTGTTGTGCCCAGCAGACATATATATAGATGCGTCAGATCCAAATAATGTAACTTCTGGATGGAGTACTGATATATCTCAGCTTATAGATACACACAGTCCTTGGCAGTATTCTGAGTATTCTGTTCCAGAGGGATACTCTCCAGTAGCATTAAAGTTTAACAATACATGGAAGATAAAGACTCCTCCAGGATATTCAACTCTATTTATTCAGCCATCGCTGAGAGATGATCTGCCATTTCAGGTTGTACCAGCAATTGTTGATACAGACAAATTTCCTATTAGCGTAAATTTTCCATTTTTTATAAAAAATTATTTTAAGGGCATTATTGAAATGGATACACCAATAATTCAAATAATTCCATTCAAAAGAGATGAGTGGAAGCATGAGGTCATAATTTCAGGAGATTCTGGAGATCTAGAATGGCAAACTGCAAAAAGAAAAATATTTAACAGATATAAGTCGTTTTATAGATCGCCTAAGAGTTGGAGATAGATTGATAAAAAATAAAATTATTAAAAAGAATATTAACTTTTTTTATTCTAATGAAGTAAATAAGTCTTTGTGCCCAGTTCCAGCCCCAGCAGTTAGCGAAATCCCAAAGTGGTATAAGTCTCTTCCTAAGTTTGTTGAAGGAAAAAAAATATCTGTTTCTGAAACAGGGGGAACTAATTTAGGGGTAAAGGCTTGTGCGTCATTTTTAGATGCAATCTCAGTTGGATATGTAATGAAGCTGCATTGCGACATTTTGGTTGATAGAGATGAATACGGAGAGGTTAGACTTTCGTGGAGTAGCGGGATGTCCCCTATCTCAGCTAGACCAATGGTTTCAGCTCAACAAATGCCAAAAGTTCCAGGATATACCTTATTCTTACAGGCATGGGAGATAAAATATGGAATAAAAGTTCCTAAGGGGTATAGCGTTTTAATTACTCAACCCATGAATAGGTACGACTTACCAACTTTTACTTCTAGTGGAATTATTGATTGTGATGACTGGATGGGAACTGGAGGCATACCCTTTGGGATCAGAGAAGACTTTGAGGGAATTATTCCTGCAGGAACACCAATTCTCCAGTACATACCATTCAAAAGAGAGTCCTGGAAAAGCAGTGTGACTGAAGCTCCGTTCCACGATAGCTGGAATGGTGCCCCAAGAAATAAAATATTCGGATGGTATAAACAAAATATTTGGAAAAAGAAGGAGTACTTATAATGAGTATTATTAATAATGAAAATCTATTAGAAATAACTAGATTGCTAAATGAGATATATGAACACATGTATCTTAGAAAAGGAAAACCAGTGGGAGACGTTGTAAAAGACGGTCCTGAAGGAGAAATTACAATAATGCTTTCTGGCTATGGAAGCTATAAAAATTCAGGAATTCCTGAAATATCTACAATTGTATTTTCCTCAACGGCAATTCCCATTTCCAATATTGATGCAGATCAGCATCAGTATAAAAGCACTACCGCAATGTTAGCACAAGTAAAAAGATGGCACGAAGCCGAAATGTCTAAAGAAATTCCAGATGTCTGATTTTCCACCAAGGGGCTTATTAATTGCAACTCCAACTCATGATGGAAAGCTAGATCATGGATATGTAAACAGCCTGGTAAAAACTTTAAAAAGGGATGTTGGAATGCCAGTAGACACTTATTTTCTAGCCTATGATAGCCTTATCCAAAGTGCTAGAAATAGGGTTCTTGAGTACGCCTTAAGAAATGCTTACGAATATACATTATTCATAGACTCTGACATATCTTGGGATTCAAGATGGGTAAAGAAAATGATTGATTATGATAAAGATGTAATTAGTGGTGTCTACAGGACAAAACGTGAAGATGTAGAGGAATATGCTGTAAATTATCATCCAGATAGATTGTTAATAGAAGACAGTGGGTTGGCAAAGGTTTCTGGAGTAGGCTTCGGCTTTATAATGCTTTCTAAAAATGCACTAGGATATCTATGGGAAAACTCAGGGTCTGATCCATACTATGACTATGAGTCCCATTCTATTTATAAAAATATTTTTGAAGTTAAGATTATAGAAAATGAATTGTACTCAGAAGATATAATTGCATGCAAAAAATTGCGTGAAGGTGGATTTGACGTATACATAGATCCAGAGATGGAATGTATTCACACGGGATACAAAAAATATTCTGGAGATTTTAAAAAAAGGTTTAATAAAAATGTTTAAGCTTAACGACTCCCTTGGTGGAACAGAGATAATGGCAAATAAATTAATTGAGAAGGTGGTACCTCATGTACCAGAACTAAATCAATATAACTGGATTATTGCTCCAGGAGAAGGAAGATTTTCCGAATCAAAAAAGAATATTGCATGGGTGCATATCGGAGAGTATGTAGAAGACCTAGAATGGTTAAATAACGAAGACTTACACCACATAGTCTTTGTTTCTAATTACCAATACAGAAGATTCTTAGAGTTTTTTGATGGTATAGATGATAGAAAGTGCTATGTCATTGAAAATGCAATTGATCCCCTTCCAAAAAATAAAAAGAATTATTCAAGTACGATTAAACTAATATTTCATTCTGAGCCTTATAGAGGATTGGATGTGCTGATAGGTGCACTTAATCTTATAGACAGCTCTTATGACCTCCAGCTAGAGGTTTTTGGGTCTCTAGAAGAATCTGACGAAGAGTGGAAAAATGAAATTCATCAAAGAGTTAAAGATTTGGCAAAAGATAATTCTAGAATTATTTTTAATGAAAAGTCTTCTAATGAAGTTATTAGAGAAAAGATCCTAGAGTCCCATATGTTTGTGTATCCAGCTACATGGAAAGAAACATCCTGCATATCCTTAATAGAATCTCTAAGTGGGGGGCTTTATTGTATTACCAACAATAGTTCAGTGCTTCCAGAAACATCAATTGGATATGCAGATGTCTACCCATTCAAAAGCCATCCAGACGATGAGGCAAAAATACTAGCTGAAAGAATTAAACATGGATATAATCTTATGAAGTCTGGAAGCTTTAACTCTTCAGAGCAAGTCAAAAAAATTAACGATTATTATTCATGGGACACTAGAGTAAATGACTGGAAAGACTTTAATACATCAATATCCCAATCTTATTAAAAACATTAAAAATGGAGTATAATTAGCATATGTCGTATCAGCAAAGAGTTTTAAGGGATAACCCCGTGGGCTTTTGGGCATTAGATTCTGCCAGTCCCGCACAAGACTCTTCAACAGGAACTTTTATATCTGGTACAAGAACAACCAATAATGCAACAATTGGCTCTACCGTAGTAACTTCAGGAATAAGCCCACTAGTTTGTGGCGGAGATGCAGCAGCAGTATTAGTTAGTTCTTCAGTAGACTCAAAGATAACAATAGATAATTCTTATAACGTTTTCTACAAGGGGGCGGAATCCAAAGACTTTTCAATAGAGTTCTGGATGAGTCTGGAGCAATTGGGAAATGAATCTGGGGAGTATAAGTGCTCTTTGTTAAGTATCCCAAATATCCTTCAGTTAGATATTGTTGATAATATCGTTACTTTGGCTGTCAATGATCCGATTACTTCTAGTATGAAATATGCATATGTAGAGGTAGAAAGCTTTGACCCACAACTTCATTTTATGATTTCCTATAAAGATAAAGGTTTTTCTCTGGGGGTGAATGGAGATAATCTTTCTTCTGTTCAGATGGATAGAAGGTATTACTTTAATGCATCTCATTCTTCCCCTCCAGACTTCATATTTTCCTGTAATGCTTATGCTAGTACAGCCAGAGTAATTATTGATTCAATTGCAATGTATAATTACAAACTAGATTTACTTCAAATAAAAAATCACATGATATGGGCTTTAACCGATAAGGCAGCACATTCATGGACATCTACTAATTCTGGAGGGTACGTTGATCCAAAAGATCAGAATACTGTTCAAGAAAACTACTACATGTTCAACACGGATGAAGAATGGAAGACTGGAAAGTTTAAAAACTGTTACTCTGAAAAGGGATTTTTAACAGCAAGATATATCCCACCAATGTCTCAATATAGCACCATCAATGCTCCATCCATTTCTCTTTCAGCTTTAAATGGTCTACAAGTTGGAAACACAGACTCATCTCTGGTGTGGGACAATTTTAATAATTACATGATTCCAGGATCAGATACATTAACCATTTCGGTTAAGCCAGACAACGTAGGTTCATTTTTCTCCCTATCTGGATTTGGCTTTGGTCAACTATCATTAAGATACACTGCTGATGATGGTGGAACCTTAGAACTTTACTCTCCTGAAACTCCAGCAATTACATTAAAGGAAACTGGGGTCTCTACTGGATCCTGGAAAACAGTTCTTATTTACTTTACTGGAAATATAGTCAACATGCAGGTTGGAACTGGAACAGTAAGATCTTATGACATTGGTTCTCCAATATCCGTAACTAAGCTCACGATGTACCTTGGAAATACCTATACAACCGTAGATGGGGTTATCACTACTAATCCAATGGTTGGAGGTCTGAAGAATTTAATTATAACTCCAAGCGGGGGTGGGTGGATAAAGGCTGAACTACTTTCTAATTATAAAATCTCTCAGTATTCAGAGTGGACAGCCCAACTTACTCCAAAGTCTACTGGAAATATTATTGGGTCAAGAATGCATCATGGAACATCCTCAAGAAACATTGAGTTATACACGTCCCTAGACAGCACAACTTGGGTAAAGCTAGAAGAAAATGCAAATCAAATTCCAGCAATATCTTTAAATCAACCTCAGCCAGTAATCTATACTAAAGTAGTTATAAATACTCCAGATAGTTCAGTTAATAAGCCAACTCTAGACTTTTTAGAATTAATTACTTACCGCTCTATGTATATGGATGCTAGAGGATTTCATTTTTCAGTTACCCCTTATTCATCAAACAACAAGCATTCCTACATTGTAAGACCCAATGAATATAACGTTCTTTCAAGAGATACCAATATAGGAATTTACTTTCAATCAGCAACTGGCTCAAATGTGCCAGGAAGAGCAATTGTAACAACCTCTGACTCAAAAACCTATGAAGCTATAGAGTTTTGGTTTAAGGTTCATTCTGATCCATCAGTATCTGAAAGCTACATTATGCACTGTGATTCAACTTTAGACTGTGGTCTGTATTACGATGCTGATCTAAAGTTAAATCTATCTGGAGCGGGATGGAATGTGGGATACCTTAATGGAGAAGTAATCTCTGGTACACCCACTTTAATTGTAGATGAGATTTACCACTTTGTTGGTACACTAGATGCTGCAAGCAATGCTGTAATATCTCTTAATGGTAAGTATGATGACACAAAACATGGAAACGTCTCATTTGGCTATATTGCAGAGTATGCCACTAATCCATTTACATCTGTTGACATTGTAAGAGAACAGCGTAAAAGGTTTTTAGGAATAAATCAATATGTGCAGACAGATTCTCAGTCCATAACTTTATCAGACACCCCGTTGGTTATATCAGCACAATGGTCAGTTGTTCCAGCAGCCATTGTCTAATGTTATGGCTTTTATTTATAAAATGGTAGAATGATGGTATGAAA